CTTAAAATCGAATCCGTTAACATGAATATTTTTGCGTATGATTTCGCCTATTTCGTAATACATCTTGACTTCCTCCGTTTTTCGTTTTATATTTAACTTGAAATTTTTCTTAAGTGCTTGATACTGTTACTTGTTGGCGCAAGTAGCAGTTTTTTCATTCTTCATAAAAGTATTCTTTATAGAATATGAATGTTGCGATACTTGCGAATCCTGCAATTGACCATGCTGTAGTGAAGTACAGCAATGGCATAAGCACAATCGCTAAGACTGTGAAGCATAGCACTGCTACTAGGTAGCTTTTATAAATGTTGCTCATTTAATATCCTCCTAATACCATTTTTTATGCTTTCTGATCAAATACTCTTCCAATTTAGAAATATTAATCAGAGTGCCTGTTGGTGAATAATCAATGTATAAATTTTCTACACCTAAATTATCTTTGCGGTAATATTTCAACCAGTTGTATACTGTACTTCTACATACTCCAAACAATTGATGGATTTGTGTAGGCGTTGCGTATAACTTTTTCACAAATTTTTCTTCGCCTCTATATGTGTTTTCTGGTGTTGGTGGTACTATGATTTTTGGCATTTCTATCTTTCCTTTCGTGTATAATGTTGTTATTTGCTAATAGTTTGTTCGGCGAACTTCAAAAGGCGACGAGCAGATTCAGTAGAATTTTCAGCATCTTTCGGTATGGTTAAAGATTTGTTGTTTAGATAGTCACTCAACGCCCTGCTACTAATCACAGGTTTTCTAGTGTGCTTCTCAATCTTCCAAACCTTCCACGTCACAACTGCCATTGTGATGAGGAGGGTTGTTTTACACAATTTGTTCACTGTGAATCCTCCTTAAAAAACAAACTTCTAAATCCTGATTTTTCATATCTACCGGGTCTGCCTTTTTCACTCTTTGCATAATGCTCTATGTTTATGTCGTAACCACCTTCGTAATTTCCGTTTCTAGTTACCCATAAAAATTTAACTACTCGTTTGCCCTTCAGCTCTCCACCTTTATAAATGACTAATGGAACGCTGTTTTCATCTTTCACTTTGATGACAATTAGATCTTTGTGTCTGATATTTTTGTTGAACTTTTTTAAAATCTCCCTCATCTCATGAATTTTTTTCAATATTAATTTCATTACTTTTTGAATGTTCATTTGTTATTCCTCCTTTTAAGATGTTTGTTCGATTGTTGGCAGATTATGGTTATTAATCCTCTGGTTCAGGCACTAAATCAAAGTGTTTTTCAATCTCTTGCGCCGCCCATTTCATAACCTCTTCTAAGTGTTGTTCTCTACTGACTTCTATAGTTTCGATTTTGCCTGCTTCTTCGATCGTGTGTGTATATGTTTCTGACGTATTGCTAATCTCCATATTCAAAATGTAATGAATGTATGCGAGTAATTCTCTTTGTTCTTGTTCCATCTCTGATTCTCCTTTAAATTTCAAACTGGCTAATATCTACACCGTATTTAATTGCCATACTCTTAATCACTGAAATGTAAATCTCAATCAATCTAGGTTCATCCGTAATCACATCTAATTTTGACAACTTGTTAATCTGTGTCTTCGTCGCACCATTCGCTAGCATTTTGCCTTTGCGATTCTGCATACGGTTTTTTAAATTACAACGTCCTTTTTCTTCTAATACTTTGTAAGCTTCAGACTTAACTTTTTGGTGCATAGCTCCGCCACCTAAATGTTGCGCAATCGCAGATAACATTTTGTTTGTATCATTGCGCCAGTTTTTTGTTTCGATACCGACAATGTGACGAATACCTGTGATTTCTTGTTGCATTTGTTGGTTAAACTGTTCTTGGTCTTTTTGCGCTTTGAACATCATCTCTAATGCTTGCATTGGTGTTTGTGGTACATAAAGTTTTGCTTGTTGTTTAATGTGTTCATCCATTTTATGGAATGCGTCAACATAAGTTGCTGTGAACAAAATCCCTTTACTGCCTGTCATCTTGTTTGCTACTATGTCGCATCCTTTTTTGGTTAGTAGGTAGTGTTTAGTCTGACGATTATTTGCGCCTAAATAAGTTGATTCTATGAAGTAATCGTCAGGGCTCAACTTTGAGCTTTGCAAAATTACACTTCTATAATTTTCAACATCTCTAATTAAATTTTTATGTTCCTTGCCTACCATTTCCGCAACTTCTCTACTATCTACGTAATGTGTGTCGTTCTGTTCTATTATTTGTAATGCTTGCATAATGTTTATGCTCCTTTCGTGTATAATGTTGTTTAAGAGGTGCATTGCTCGGGTTATAGTACTTTAAATTCAACACCGTCTATTTGAACGAACAGATTATCTAAATCAGGGATTTGTTTTTTATATAAACCAAATCTTGATTTAATATCTTTTAATAAATAGAGATTCAAGTCTCCAATTGATAATAGTTGTCTATTACCTGCTTCGTCATAGTAGTAATAAATGACTTTTTTGTTTTGATCTTCCATTTGCTGCGCCCTCCTGTTAAGCAGTTACGTTAGCTTCATAACCGAATTCAGTCATGATTTCATGTATTTTCAATCTACCTTTTTGTGTCCATCTAGTTTGTAAAACTGTGTCTTCTCTACCGTCAGAGCGTACAATTGGTATAGTGTCTGATTCTGTGTAACTCTTGCCCATGTGTTCTGAGTAAAGCACCCACTGTTTATTCACTTTTCGTTGTAATCTAGCTTCGTGTAGTAGTTTGTTTAACTTTTGTGCTGATATACCGTAGTCTGCCGCGATTTGAGTTGTAGCTAATGTTCCAGTTGACTTTAAGATTTCATCTACATAGTCTGCTTTGGGTTTTAGCTCTCCAATTTCTTGTTGTAAAAGTAAGTTTTGCTCTTTTTCTTTCTTATACTCAGTCAACACTGTAATGATGTAGTCTGGATCTTTTAATGTTTGTTCAATTACATTGTCTGTTGCGTATATACCGTGTTTGCGAATAGCTGGTAGGACATCTGATGTTACCCAGCGTTTGAATTTTCGAGCGGTTTCTCTGATTTTTTCGTTTTTGCTTTGTTTAGAAGCGTCGAAGATTAGACTGTATAATCCTGATTCGTTGATTAATGTCACAGTCCTTAATTGACCTGCGTACCTGATTTGGGTACGTAGCTTATCTTCATCCTCTACATGGTTATTTATAGCGTTTCGATAGTTTGAATATCCTAATATCTTAGCTACTTCGTTACCTACAACGTATGGTTCATTTTCGATTGTTAATGTATTTACTGGTAATTCTTCAAAATTAAATGTTTGTAATGCTTGCATAATGTTTATGCTCCTTTCGTGTATAATATTGTTATCTCCTGATGGAAGGAGGTGGTATTATGAAAAACTACTATCATCTTTTGTCTTTCGATGATGATTTGGCTAATGAATCTGTTAATAGCTTTCTCAAAGATGGTTGGGAGCTTGTTCACGTTGGGACAAAATTGACTCGGATTTTGGATAACGGACAAGCTTATTACAATACTGAATATGTTCTTGGCGGAACTAAGGAACAGTATGAAAAATACATTGCTGATTCTGAAAGAGCTGACAAGGATTTATTTAGCCAATTTCAACTTAGCGACGATGATTAGCTAAGTAATGTTGTTCTCTATCAATTAGGTAGAGAACTTCATTTATTTCAGCGTATGAAAGTTTAGTATTTTTAATTTCTGCGTTTAAGTTATCTTTTAATAACTTTTGCTCTTTGTTAAGTAAATTATTACCTGTTTCAATGCTATGAAGTTGCGGATTTACTACTCTTTTTATTTCTTGCATTTGTTGCGCCTCCTTATTATTCGAAATCTTCAATTGACAAGGTTTCAATTCGTTTTTGGTAACGATATAAATAAAAGTTCTTCAACATGTCATACATTCTGCTAGCTTCATCGTATTCACTCTCTTTTAAATCAGAATTAAGCGTTACACCAAAAGCTGATAATGTAAGTTTTCTAATGTGGTCATGAATTTCACTAGCGTATGCTTTGTAATTTTCATAACATCCTATTCCGTGTTGATATTTCTTTAAAGATAATGGATGTCCTAAGCCGAGATTGTCAGCACCTCTTAAACGTTCTGTATAAGCAAACTTTTTATTAATTTCATCAAAATCCTTATGACTGATTCTTACTTTATTGAAAATTGCACCTGAACTGATTGGTTTCTTGCCATTTATAGCTTCTCTAACTTCTTTCGCTATAATTTCCTTCAACTCTTCTTTGGTTAATGTGATTTGTTCCATGATGTCCTCCACTTTCTAGTTCATCAAACGTGAACTTTTTCTTTAAAAAAATATAAATGTATTTTTTCTACCGGTATACCTAGCAATTGTATAGCTTTCCATATTTCGCTATCTTTCCACCCAACTTTTCCGTTGAGTTTTAAGGATAAGCTTCTCTCGGACAACTTCATAGCAATAGCGAAATTGTACTGAGTGCCATACTTTTCAACTATCTTACCACTCAAACGCGAGTAGTCGTAACACATAAAAAACACCTCCTTTGAAGTTCATGTATCGTGAACTTAACTATACTTTACACCTTGTTTTGAATTAAGTCAACACAAAAATTCATGTTTTATGAACTTTTTTATTGAATTTTTGTTCAACAAGGTTTATTATAAAGTTATCAAACGGAGGTGCACTAAATGAGAGAAAAAGTTTCAAACAGACTAAAACACATCATGAAAATAAGAAATTTAAAACAAGTAGATATCATTAATAAATCGAAACCTTATCAAAAGCAACTAGGTATATCTTTAAGTAAAAGTACTTTGTCTCAATATATTAACGATGTACAATCTCCTGACCAAGATAGAATTTACCTACTTTCTAAAACTTTAAATGTCGGTGAAGCTTGGCTTATGGGATATGATGTAAATTCTTATCGCGTACCCGATGAAGAACGCCAAGAGGAAACTGTGATGTCAAAAATTAATAACATATCATCTCAGCTCACGCCTCCAAGACAAAGCAATGTACTCAACTACGCGAATAGTCAGTTAGATGAACAAAATAAAGTCACTTCTATAGATGAATATAAAGAATCTAAGTTAGTGTCGTATATTGCGTGTGGCGCAACTGGTGCTGGTATCGGAGAAGAATTGTACGATGATATATTACACGAAGAAGTATTTTTCAAAGAAGATGAAGCGCCATCAAATGCTGATTTTTGCATTTTAATTAACGGCGATTCAATGGAACCTATGTTAAAGCAAGGAACATACGCTTTTATTAAGAAAGAAGATTATATTAAAGATGGCACAATTGCACTCGTTGTATTAGATGGAGTAAGTCTGATTAAACGTGTAGATATATGTGAAGATTATATTAATTTGGTATCTCTAAATCCGAAGTATGATGATATCAAAGTTGCTTCGTTTAGTGATATTAAAGTAATGGGCAAAGTTGTATTGTGATTAATAGCTCCTATGTGGAGCTTTAATATAAAAGACATCTATTTCAGCAGTGTTTGAAAGGAAGTTTATAATGAAAATAACTAATTGCAAAATAAAAAAAGAAACTATAGTATATGAAGTTTTAACTAGTGGTAATCAACCATTCACTTATGAGTTACCTAAAGATTTATCGTCACATAATGCGCGTAAATACTTGGAATTTATTTCACAAAAAATAGATGGAGATAAGTTAACCAAAGAAGATTCATTATGATTTTACTAAATAAAAAACGCCTACTAGTGTAGACGTTGAATGGTGGTGAGAATTTTATGGCGGATAAAAACAAAAAACAAGAAGCTACCCGTAGTAACCCAATAAACAAAAGTTTTGAAAAGCCGGGTGCCAGCGAAAACTTAAAAAGCACTTTATCAGAAAAAGCTAAGAAAAAAGATTAATATTCATTCATTAAATATAAATCCAATTTAATTTGTTGTTTAAGGTCTACAAGTGTATGTTTAATATACAATTCATCGTTTGACGGTAAATCAGATACTTTGAAATCTTGTCGCTCAACCTCTAGTAAATCGAAATCGCTACCAGCTGAATTATAGGTTTTAAGTTCACCCTCTTCAATGATTCTGTTTTCAAAGTCTTTAATAACTATAAATACTGGTTTACCGTTGTTATTAAACAACTTGTCTCTTTTGTCTAATAAGCTTATACAATCCAAATTCATAAACTTTCTTGTTTCATTAATTAACCAGATAATGAATTTAACAATTAAAGGATTAAATACAAGCACTGTTAAAACAAAAATAATTAGAAACCAAATATTTGCTTTTAGACCTGTAAGCAACTGAAGTAAACTCAAATTTTTTAAATCAACATTATTAAAAATTATAAAAGTATAAAACCATATCAAACATGTTTCAATAGAAAAAATCAATAATACAGGAGTATTGATAATCTTGTTTTTTTCACTAACTAAACCTATCATTGTTAGATATTTATATGGTATGTAACCAAAAACTCCTGTAAGAAGAAGCGCCCCTAGAAATTGAGTCATCTTATCACCTACTTTTTATTTTATTATAACATATTTAGTACCTAGTACTAAATTTTGGGTAGCCCGCCTACCCTTATTATTTTTTACAAATTTACAGAACGTACGTTCTCTCAGGAGGTATAAACATGTGGATTGAAAAATTTAAAAACAAAAATAACGAAACTAAATACAGATATTACGAGAAGTACAAAGATCCATACACAGATAAATGGAAGCGCGTAAGTGTTGTGTTGAACAAGAATACAAAACAATCTCAAAAAGAAGCAATGTTTCGTTTAGAAGAAAAAATAAAAGAAAAACTGAACAACAAGTCGTCAAGCGAATTAAAAACTTTGACTTTTCACGCGCTATTAGATGAATGGCTTGAATATCATATAAAAACATCAGGTTCAAAGTTGACTACTCTTAATAATATAAAAATAAGAATTAAAAACATTAAACGATACTGCTCTGAGAACTTGCTTTTAAACAAACTTGATACAAAATATATGCAGATATTTATTAATAAATTATCAGATATCTATTCTCAAAATCAAGTAACCCGTCAACTCGGAGATATGAAAGGAGCTATTAAATATGCAGTTAAATTTTACAATTATCCAAATGAATATTTGTTAACTAATGTCAAAATTCCTAAAAGAAGAAAAACAATAGAGGATATCGAAAAAGATGAATCTAAAATGTACAACTATTTAGAAATGAACCAAGTCCTACAGATACGTGATCATATACTAAATGATAATAAGTTACAAAAGCGAAATCGCATTTTAATTGCCAGCATCTTAGAAGTACAGGCTTTAACTGGTATGCGCATAGGAGAACTACAAGCACTGCAGGAAAAAGATATAGATTTATTAAACAAAACTATCAATATAACAGGTACAATTCACCGCATTAAATACGAGAAAGGATTCGGATACAAAGACACTACAAAGACTATAAGTTCAAAAAGAAGTATCAGCATCAATTCTAGAACCGTAGAAATTTTTAAAAAGATAATACTGGAAAACAAAATGTTGAAAAGATGGAATTCGAGCTATGTTGACAGAGGGTTCATATTCACAACAAAAAAAGGGAATCCTTTATGTAATAATCAAATCGCCGGTGTGCTTAAGAAAACTACAAAAGCTTTAAATATGAATAAGAAAGTTACCACGCACACATTTAGACATACACACATAACTTTATTAGTAGAAATGAATGTTTCTTTAAAAGCAATTATGAAAAGGGTAGGACATGTAGATGAAAAAACAACCATTCGCATATATACTCATGTAACTGAAAAAATGGATAGAGAACTAACTCAAAAACTCGAAAACATTCCAAGTTAGCTTAAATCTGCCCTTTTTTTGCCCTTATATTTTTTACAAGCTTTATAAAACGCTTGAGAACACTGGCGTTAAAGCTTTTCTTGAATTAAACATATCATCATAATGTGATGGTTCAAATATCATTTGTACAATCAAAGGCTTCATGTTCTTAACAATATCATCTAAATGGTTATCTAAAATTGGTGACACTGCTTTTAAATCATTAAGAAAAGGCTCCCATTTGCCTAAAGTATTATCTAATTCTTCTAATTTAGTTTTAATATAATTACAAGTTACATTAGGAATCAGGGACAAAAATTCTTTCTTTTTTACATTTAACATTTCAATTGCATGTCTTAAATTCTTACGTATTTTGGGAATTGTATTAATCAAATATTTTATTACATCGACAATTTTCGATGCATATTCATCATATATACCTTGAACATAGTCTGCTATTTTTTTAATACCATCATCGATATGGTCTTTTAATATTTTCATTTTTCTTCCTAAATAATTAGAAGGTATAACTAGACCCTGTACCATATTTTCGCCGCTACAATTAATTTGAAAATTTCCATCTAAAATTGTTGCATCTTGTTGTTTCATAATACTTCTAATATCTGCAATTTGCCTACCATAAATATCATTTTGATTTTTTATTTGGTCTATATTCTGTTTCACTACTTTCAAATGTTTCATCATTTCTTCAGATACTCCATCTCTGAAGTCGTGATCTATATTTTTGAAAATTTCTAAAATTTCATTATCTATACTATCATACACTTTTTCTATAAAAGATTTTATACCTTTAAACAACTCATTAATTCTTTCTTTTAATGCATCCAATGCAAAATCAGGTAATAAGTGTTTAACAGCACTAATACTTTCTATTGTTTCATCTGCAACTTCTTCAAGTGAGTTTATTTTACTAATTAAAGTTCTTTCCATTTCTTCTAACTGAAATAAGTTAATCTTATCCTTAAATCCTTCTGATAATTGTTTCTTTCTATCTGCAAAATTTTTATTTTCATTTTCTGAGATGTTAAAACTTTCATTTAAAAAGATTACGCATTCTGCTAACATACCACTTGTTTCACCAGTAATCAGTTTACTCAACGCATCAAGATTTTCTAAATTAAGTTTAATTAAAGTTCCTCTTCCAGAACGTGCAATCGAATCTCCTGTCCAAACATTTATTGGAATTCGCCCATCCATATCTAATGTTATGTTAATAGTCTTTTTTACTTTTTTCCATTTTTAATTTCTGTATCTTTTACCGACTTTATTTTGATTAGTGGTACAGTATCGTATGTGTTATCTTTTCTATTTAACTTCCTTTTATAACCTACATGGCTGTCTATTAAAGTATCTAACCTGGGCACACCATCATTAATGTTAACGCGTTTTCCTGGCATATCTTTGATGAATGGATCTTGTAACCATGTTAATAAATCGTTGGTACTATTAAAACTAATCATATTATCAAAGCGTGGTCTAGCAAATTTCTGCCAAGCAGCATAAGGAATCATTGCTGAGTCAGTAGCAACAACTTTTTCATTCGGATGTTTCGCTCCTTGATATTTTGCTCCTGCACCGCCTTCCGAATTACCGCCATCCGCCACAATGGTTTTGTTTTTGAAGTTACTTGATTCCATTCTATATTTTTTTAAAAAATCACTATTTGATAATCTATCTGCATCTTCTAACTTTATTTTATATTGATTTGATAATTGATCTGTTTGCTTTAAATAATCTGTGCTTTCATTATCATTATTCATTAATTTAGCATTTTGGAGCCAATCATCTCCAAACCCCGATGATTTTAATGGATTATTTGGATTAATTGCCTCATTAGATGTTCCTTGATAAATTATTGTCTGTTGACCAGTTGGTTTACTTTTATCATCTAATAACTCATATATTTTAATATCAGCAGCACCATTCAAATTACTATTCTTATCATCATTATAACTGTCTACTTGTTTAAACCTTTTTCCATTAACTTTAAATTCTTTTTTTATATCAATATTTTGATAAACCCAGTAACTACTTAATTCTGTTAAATCCCTATCATTAATTTTATTCATCTTTACTGTGCACCCCAT